ATATGAAGAAGAATTTTATGAAACAACAGAACCAGATTTGATTCAATATACCCAGGCTAATAAACTTTGACGCTTGACAACTAAAGTTTGGAGTGTAGAATGTCGATATGAACACTACACAACAGGAGATTGGTATGAACTCGGAAATGACAGACCAAGAAGTATTTTTTGTGAACTATGATTTTTCTTTTCTTGAAGCAATGGTTGATGAACTTAGAGCAACCAGCAGCACTAAAAAGAAAGAAGAAATCATCAGAGAGTTTACTTCTAAAACTAATGGAGATTTTATCAAGCGTATTCTTCTCTACACTTATCACCCTCTCTGGAACTATGGTGTAACTTCAGATAATCTAAAAAAGAAGAGTCATCTTCGTGGAGTTCTTTATAGTAATTTCTTTGAACTTCTTGATGATCTCAAAAATAGAAAACTTACTGGTCACGATGCTATTGGAGCAGTAAATAGTTTTGTTGATGATTTAGATGAGAATTTCAGAGAGCTTGTTCTTTGCATCATTGATAAAGACTTGAAGACCAGAGCAGGGGATAAGATTATTAATAAAGCAGTACCAGATTTGATTCCTGAATTTAGTGTTGCTCTAGCTGATAATTATAAAGGTGGAATAGAATGGACAGAAAGGGGGTGGTATGTTAGTCGCAAGTTGGATGGTGTACGCTGTATTGCTGTTGTTGACTCTGTGGGTAACACTACGTTTTATTCAAGGACTGGTAAAGTTTTTGATACTCTTCGTATTGTTGCTGATGGCATATCCGCTCTTGGAATATCTAGTGTTGTATTTGATGGAGAACTTTGTCTATTAGACGAAGATGGTAATGAAGATTTCCAGGGTATTATGAAAGAACTTCGCAAGAAGGATCATACTATCCAGAATCCATCCTATAAAATCTTTGACTGTTTGAGTCATCCAGAGTTTAATGCCAAGGCCAGTATTCGCAAACTTGAGAAGAGATTGGCTCATCTTCATACTCTTTTAGATGGTAATGAATGTCCTTGCTTGAGTATCCTTGAACAGAATTTTATTGATAATGATGACGATCTTGAGTTTTATATCAAGAAAGCAGATACTTACAACTGGGAAGGTTTAATTCTTCGGAAGAATACAACCTACAAAGGCAAGCGTAGTAAAGACCTACTAAAAGTCAAAACTTTTTATGATGCTGAGTATAAGGTTGTTGATGTTGAGATGGGTCCATTTCGCTATATTAAAGATGGGGCCGAATGCGAAGAAGATATGCTAAGTGCGGTGTATATTGAACACAAAGGATTTTCTGTAAAAGTTGGAAGTGGATTTTCTATTGAACAAAGACAGCATTATTATAAGAATCCACAAGATATTCTTGCTCAAGAAATAACTGTTCAATACTTTGAAGAAACAAAGAATCAGGAAGGCGGAACTAGCCTAAGATTTCCCACGCTAAAATATATTCATGGAGATAAACGAACAACATGATTAAAGATTTTTATATTTATGGAGAAAGATGTTCTGGTACTAATTATACTATGGGTGTGTTTAAAGATGTAACAGGACTCCCAAATAAATCCACCTTTGAAAGACCTCACCATTATGGATGGAAGCATTTCTTTTATCACCCAGGATTTACAGAGAATATTAAATCAGGAACTAGTTATGAGTCTAATAAAAATACATATTACTCTAATGATATTCTTTTTGTTTGTATTGTAAGAGATCCATATGATTGGCTTCATTCCTTATTTAGAAAAAGAGTTCATCTTCCTGTTGAACTTTCAGAAAATATGGAAGACTTTCTGCTAAAAGAATATTGGTCAACAGAAAGAGTTAGTGTTAATGATAAACCAGAAACAGAAAATTTGAACGACAGAAATTATGGAGGAGAAAGGTTTAAGAATATATTTGAAGCAAGAAAAGAAAAGTGTAATTATCTTTTTCATGTTGTTCCAAAATTAGTGAAGAATTATGTATTTGTCAATTATACAGAATTTCTTAAAGACAGGACAGCATTTATGAAAACAGTCTGTGATGACTTCAATCTTAATTACAATGAAAATTATCCTACCATTAGAAATACGTCATATCCAGTAGAGAATAAAGAAATCAAAATGATTATTGATGACAATCTAGATTGGACATTGGAAAATCAAATGGGATTCTTCAGAAGACCCTAAAGTTTTGACTTGACATGGACGATGAATCTGGTATAATCGGATTATTGGAAACACACACATTTGGAGACTATCGTGGAAAAGAAAACATCTTACTCTCGTTCATTGGCTGATAAGTTTTTTGCTGAATTTCCAAAGGACAAAGTTGTATCATACAAGGAGTACTGGGAAAGTGTACGACCACAGAATACCTCTGATATTTTTCGGCGTTACCTGTTTGCTTACTGCTCTGTTCACACTAGTTGGAAAGGTAATTGCTCTGGCTATAAAGCTATTAAGAATTTTGATGAATGGATCGAAGACAAAGAAACACTGAGAACAAAACTTGCTAATTCTGGCGTTGGTCTTCATAACAATCGTACAGAATATATTTGGGATTTTAAGACTCAGTTCTGGAATAACCCCAAAGATTTTTATCTTACAACTAAAAAATATCATGTTAAAAAGCGTGATGAAATTGTAAACAGAATCAAGGGTTTGGGCATGGCAAAAGTTAGTTTTGCACTAGAAATGATTCATCCTAATCATGCTAGAGTTCTTTGCGGGGATGTTCATCAACTGAGACTTTACAACATGGAGCATCTTACCTATAATAAGAACAGGAAGGGCATCGAAAAATATAAGAAGATGGAGCAGCATTGGAGTGTTAATTGTGGGAAACTTAAAATTCCTTCTTATGTTGCTCGTTGTGTTTATTGGGATGCTCTTCAAGGAAAAGAAGATAGTAGATACTGGTCTTATGTTCTTGAAGATTAAGGGATTGATATGAAACATTCTTTGCTTGAAGTTATAACTGGGTGGTCTTTTGTGGCGTTTGTGGATTTATTCGTAATTTTTATCTTCACTAAGATAGCCAGAAATAGTGTATCTAAAAAAGATAATCCTAACCTAACGGAGAAAAATAAATTATGAGTCCAACTAATACGGTATCTTCATTAAATAAAGAGCTTATCACTAAGGTTAGGCATCTATATAAAAACTTGTACGACTGTCATGAAATTATTGAAAAACTAGAACAGGAAAATAAATATTTCAAAGAAACTTTGTCATTGATGAATCAACCAACAAAAACTACTGCACACATTTACGCCGTTAAATAATAAGGATTAGGAATATAATGGCATCGTGGTGGAATTGGCATACACATGGGACTTAAAATCCCACGCCGTTTAGGCTTGCGGGTTCGAGTCCCGCCGATGCTACTGGATAATAAGGAGGGAATAATATGAAATTTAATGTACTAGTATTTATACTTCTTTGTATTCTATTTTTCCCGGCAGCAATAGCATATGCAATAATTTGTCATTTTAGTGATGAGAGATAAATGGAAACTCATTTCCTAACTTATGGAGATGGTAATTTTACTAAGAGAAAATATATTCTCTGTAATGAAGTTATTCAATCCAAATATCCTATACATCATTTGTATGCTTGGGATAGAAATAATATTGCTGAATTTTATTCTGAGCATAAAGATTTTATGGATTCCCAGCCTTGTTCTGGAAGATTTATCTGGAAACCATATATCATTCTAAAAGCATTAGAAAAAATACCCTATAATGATGTTCTAATTTATTGTGATTCTGGATGTACTGTAATCAACAGAGGACATAGAAAAAACGATAGAGATTTAAGATATGCAGAATATTTTGATTTGTTAGATCAAGTGGATGTTCCAGTTCTACCTTTCTGTCCTTTTTGGGATAATGAAGCAAAATATTTTCAGAAAGAAATGCCAGATTATGTGGCAGAATATATGGGAATAAATAAGAATGATATAATTAATAGCCCAGCTTTTGAGGCTGGTTTTTTGATTATGAGAAAAACAAATCATGTTATTGACATCATAAAAGAATGGTTAAAATATATGATTATTGATGATTATTACTTAGTAAAAGATAGTATTACTTCAGACCAAGGGGTATTAAATGCTATATGGGTAAAAAAACATTTGAGTGTAATCTTTGGCATGGATTTTTATGGTCAGGGTCCATTTTTTGCTGGTAGATATACAGATAGTGGTCAAAAAAAAGGCTGGACTAACGAAACATTAATTACGGACTAGGTGAAAATATGAGTGAAGAAATTAGAATTAAAAAAGTAGAAGAACAAATAGGTCATCTACAATCAAAACTTAATGAAGTTAGTCATCATTTTTCTAGAATAGAAGATAAAGTTAATTATATAGTTGCATTACTAGAAACATTATGGGAAGCAACAGACGAAAGCGAAGAAGACGAGGAAACAGAAGAATATGAAGATTATAGCAATGAAGGATGGATTCCTGGCTTAGATGACTGGAAAGAAGAAGACGACGAATAAAATTTTTGCTCAAGGGTTGACAGCCCAAACGCCGATGGTATAATTGGGCATCGGTTCGACAAACACACACACTTTTGGAGACGATGATGAAGCTGGCAGACAAGACCGTTGAAATTCATTCCCGTGGCGTTGCTTCCACAAACCAGTTCAGCATTCAGCAGAGTGCTAAGATGTTCAACATTTTGAGCAACTCTTTGTATTCTGATAAGGTGATGGCAGTTATTCGTGAACTATCAACTAATGCCTATGATAGTCACATTGCTTCTAACAACTCAGAACCATTTCATGTTCAGTTGCCTACTTCTACTGAGCCAACATTCCGAGTGAGGGATTATGGTACTGGTCTTAGTCAAGCAGATATGGAAGAACTCTACACCACCTATGGTGCTTCCAATAAGAATACCAGCAATGATTTTGTTGGATGTCTTGGTCTTGGTAGCAAGAGTCCGTTTGCTTATACCAAGAGTTTTACAACTTCGTCTTACTATAATGGACAGCAGTTTATGTATGTTGCCAGTATGGATGAGGCAGGAGTACCAAGTCTTAATCTTCTTGGAGTATTTGATACTGCTGAACCTAATGGTCTTGAAGTATCTTTTGCTGTAAAGAGTGAGGATGTTGAAGAGTTTAGGAAGACAGCCAGGAGGGTTTTCCATTACTTCAAGAATAAGCCTACACTATCTGGCTCTCTACAAGATCACAGTTATTCTCATCGTGAGGTAAGTGTATCTGGAGAAAGTTGGCGAGTTTGTAAGTTGAGCGGCGACCACTCCAGATTTCCAAATCATTATCATCATAATGGTGGTATTGTGGCTATCATGGGTAACATTGCTTATCCTGTAAAGATTAGCCACATTCTTGGAGAAAAAGAAGAGCAGGATAATAGTGTTGCTCGATGGAATAAAACTTTCAAGAAGAGCGACCATGAATCATGGAAAGAATTTCTTGAAGACATTATCGGTAGAGGACAATACATTGAACTAGACTTTGGTATTGGTGAACTGGAGATGGACCCAGCACGGGAAAATCTTCAGTATACTAAGGAAGTTGTCCGTACTCTGCGACATAAAACTCAAGAAGTTTATCTTGAGATGAAGAGAACTCTATCTGAAAAACTCAAGAGTGCTAAAACCAAGATCGAAGCGATCCAAACTTATAATACCCTAGCAGAAGTTACTGGTGGTTGGGGTACTGGTGCAGATTGGACAGATGTTGATGGTAATGTTCATCATATCAAGCATAACCAAGACCTTGAATATAAGCTGAAGAATAAAGCTAGTATGTATGCTATTGGTTATAAGACTGCTACTTATCGTAGTAGAAGGTATGTTTACCAGACCAATACAGTATTTTATCCAACTATTGTTGGTCAACCTAGTTATCATTCTTATACTCACACTAGAAAAACAGGAGATCTAAAGTTTTTTGTTTGTGATGTAAAGAGCGAAGAGTCAGCGAAGAAGATTGCTATCAGGTATTGTAACCAGAACGATTGCTATGCTTATCTTCTTGTGAATACTATTGACCATACTAATGTAGAGTCAGAATTCGCTGATGTTATCAAAGATGTTGGTCAGGAAAATCTTCTAAAGAT